ACAACAGGAAGTTCCTGTTACCCAAATGCAACCTTCACAACAAGCTAATATGAATAACAATGCAGTATGATAAGAGAAGAGTATTACAGAAAACAATTAACAGAAGAGGGTAGAAGAGAGATAATAACTAGCCTTGCTAATCTAATACACAATGATGGTTGGAAGATACTTAAGATTGTTTTAGAAGACGAGGTTAGTTCGTTACAGCAAAGGATCAATGACATAGATAATCCTGTTACTGGTGAAGATTTACAAAAGGATAGAGTTAGGTTATATTATGTAAGGTGGTTACTAAATTATCCAGAGACTTTAGCATTATCATTAGATAGTACTACGGAGGACAAGGTAATAAAAGAAGTATATTAGTAAATAATTTATCAATTTATATACAATGTTAGAAAAAGAAAAACTTAACACATTGCTTAATATACCTAGCGAGTGGTTTGAAGAAGAGGAAGAGGAAGAGGAGGAAGAAGAAGTAGAGAATGAACAAGAGAATGATAATGAAGAGGTAGACCAAGAAGAGGATGCAGAGGAGTACTTCAATCCGTTTGCAGAAAAGAAAGATGATGTTATAAAGTCTGATGATGAAGAAGAAGAGCAGGAGTCTAAAGGGATAGAGAAGAAAGAGGTAGCTAATGAGGACAGACAAGAAAACTATGCAGACTCCGAGGCAAGAGCAAAGCTAGATGCTATTGATCTTGTAGATGAATACATAGAACAGAATCCAGATTTCTCTGATTTAAAGAAGACATTAAGAGAGTACACTTCAAAAGCAATACTTCAAGGACATGCTAAACCATTAGAGTTTGCATTAAGAAATGCTAAGAGTCCTGAATATTGGATTAATCTTGGTAAGAAAATGGGAGTAGAAGGTGCGCAACAGGCATTAGGAACAAGGATGGGTGGAAGAAGTGGTGGAGCAGGATCAAGTCAAAAGGCAGACTTCGATAGTATGCCAAGTAACGAGTTCAATGATTATGTAAACAAAGTCATTTCTGGGAACTAAAACTTGACTTATCGTAACATTTAGTGTTATGTTTTAATACAACTGAATATAGCAAAGGAAATACCTAGTTTTAGACATATTAATTATAGTATGCCTACTGCTAGGTATTTTGTTTTAAATAACTTTTTATAATTTAATTAGATGAGTGCAAATACAACAACAATCTCTCATGCAATTAATAACTATTACGATAGACTATTACTTGAGAGAGCAAAGCCTTATCTTGTTCATACAAACTTTGGACAGGTAAGAAATATTCCCGTTGGTAACACGGCAACCATAAAGTTTAGAAAATATGGTGCATTAACAACCAACACGACAGCATTAGTAGAAGGTACAACTCCTGCTGGTACATCACCAGGTGTTACAGATATAACAGCTGTTGCATTATGGTACGGAGACTACATAACATACACAGACAAGGTAGTAATTGAATCACCAGATCCAGTTCTATCAGAACTTACAATGGTATTAGCTGAACAAGCTGGTCAATCACTTGATGAGTTAGCAAGAGATGTTCTTGTTGCTGGTACTAATGTACAGTATGCCGATCACGGTGGAGATGGTAATGATGAAAGAGGAGATATCGCAACAGATGATGTTTTAGAGTCTTCAACTTTAGATACTGCTATTGCAACACTTAGATCTGCAAATGCAAAGTATGTAACAAGCTTCATTAATCCTGATGCTGGTTATAATACTTCCCCAGTAGCACCATGTTTCATTGGTTTAGTACACCCTAATTCCGTATCAAGCCTTAAAGCTATTACTAACTTTACACCTGTAGAGAAGTATGCAAATAAAGGTGATGTTATGATGGATGAGGTTGGTAAGTACGACAGAATCAGATTCATTGAATCAACTCAAGGTAAAGTTTGGGAAGATGAGGGAGCTGGTGGAGCAGTAGATGTCTATGCAACATTAATCATAGCTCAAAATGCTTATGGAGTAACTAGCATAAAAGGACACGCAATGGAAACGATTGTTAAAGCTATGGGTTCAGAAGGTTCTGGAGATCCTCTTAATCAGAGAGGTTCTATTGGTTGGAAAGCTAACTTCGTAACAAAGATTCTACAACAGAGTTGGATGTTAAGAATTGAGCATGCTGTTTAATTAACTCTTATTGAGTTAAAAGGTCTTACTACTTGTACCTTATAAATAAAAACAAGTAGTACCTTTAGGGTTATAGGTAAACCAATGGTGTTAAAACCCAAAAACTAATTTTTATGTATTTACGATAATGACATTCAGTAATTTAGAAGCAAAACATTATCTTTACAATAGTAATCTAAAAGCTCTCTTAGATGAGATGGCTAATGGATCTACAAACGGAAAGCTATTAGGCAATCCTACAGTAGCTATTGGTACATCAAGTGCGGCTAAAGTTAAGACAAGCGCATTTGATTACATTAAGGATGGTGTTATAAAGACTGTAGCAGGTGCAGAAACAGCATTTACAGCAACGGCTCACGACATAGCAGATGGTTATGAGGCTATTTATGTAGTATCTCTTAAACTCTCTGATGATAGTATTGTTCTTACAAAGGGAACAGCAGTAGAAACAGCTGATCCTTCTGTAGCAGTTGCACCAGCAACTCCAACAGGACATCTAAAGTTAGGTGAAGTTAAGGTTGCTACTGATGGAGCTATATTTGATGCAAGTACTACACTACTTAGTGCGGCTACTGTAACAGATACCTATACTACTAAAACTGATACTTTCAGTCTTAGTTAATATTGGTTATGAACTGCCGTAAGAAGCAGATGATAACATGCAAAGATAGTAATGTTTTTGCATACCCAAAATTCTTACATTCCTTAGAGGGGGCAGAGATGCCCCTTCGCCCTTTATATAACATTTCCCAATATTTACATTTATTAGGTTATGCTTTATATTAGAGTATAGTGATTAATTTATTATCTATCTAATATGGCAGAGAAAATTACAAAGGAGTCTATCGAGAAAGTTAACGATAAGAAAGCTCCAGAAGTAAAGAAGGTAGAAAAGGCAAAGAAAGAATCTACAAGAATTACTAGGGATGATGCAGTATCCAAGTTGGCAACATTAAGTGCAGAGGATAAAGAAGCATTAAAGAAGGAGTTATTACAAGAGGTTGTTAGAGAGTCTGGAGTTAAAGAGATCTGGTTTAGTAGAACAAGAGTTCCTAATAGTGGAAAGATTGCAGAACAACTTAACAGTAAACCAAGAAGAATTACAGTATGGAAGACAGACGAAGGTGAGAAGGCTGGTTATATTGAAGAGGTTAAGATTAATGGTGCAGTAGCACAAGTACCTAAGGGAGTTTCTATTTCCGTTCCTGTAAGTGTTGCAGATATGATAGAAGGCTACAAGAGAGCAGAAGAGACAATGGGGCTTAACACAGTTAATCAGATGGGAGAAAGAGGAATAAGGGCTGATAGGGATGATGTAACAAAGTCTAGATTAGACTTGTAGGTATGCAAGGCACTATATTTAATTTGGTGCTGATATATAGATGACAATAACAAATATAGTTAATTTAGCTAGGGATAAGAGTAATACGAACTCTAATACTTTTTCTGATGAGAAGTTTCTTTTATATTTTCAAGCTAAAGTACCTCAATTTCAATCAGATGTAGAACTTGTTAATGAAGATCATATGGGATCTGTTGATTACAGAGACCTAAGAGCTACAGGCACAGGTACTTATACTGATGGTGCAGACACTCTTTATACTAGAGAATATAATCTTCCTTCTGATATGTTGAATAAGCTCAAGAGTGTATTTGCAAAACTAGATGGAACTAATTGGACTTGGTTACCAGAATTACAAGAGGTAGATGAAAAGATCTTGTTTGAAGACGAAGATACCATTAAAGAGACCTATGGACTTGATTCAAGTACAGCAGGTTACTTTATATTTAGAGGTTCACTATTTATTGTTTCTGGTGAGATAGAAGAAGCTGTTACTGGTGGTTTAGTTTTATGGAATTACTCTTATAGTGATTTACCTACCACTATGCCTACAGCAGGAAGTGAAGCTGATGTTGATCTTTCTTACTATGGAATACCAAAGTCTTTGCATGAGACCTTTGCAGTAGCATTATCAGTAGAGTGGAAGAGTAATCAATCAACCCCTGTTCCATTGACAGCAGAAGAACAAAAGTATTATGCTGTATATAACAATAAGGATAGATTCAAGGATTTAAAAAACATGAATCGTAGCCGTGCTATCATATTTGATAAACCAGCTAATCCTTATGATAATGGGTTTAATTTATAAATTAATTAAGGAAAGTAATTATGAAGGGTGACAAAGAACTTTTACAAGAGTTATTAGATGAGAACAAGAAAGGGTTACTTGCAAGGGAACTCGATCTTGCATATCACAAAGAAGTGTTAGAACCACGATTTGTTAAGGAAGTGTCTAAAGCAAAGAAAGAAGATAAAGCTGGTAGACAAGCAAGGCTTAATCAAAATAGTGGTGAAATGAAAAACCTAGAGATCTTAATTGATGACTTTAAGAAAATCATTAAGATAAACGAGAGAATGATAAAAGAAGTTAAATAATTTAATGCCTTCTTACTATGAATACTGTAGAGAGAACAGGGGTAAGAGGAATTGTAAGAATAGAGTTAAGAGATAAAGATGGTCATAGGAAGCCTCTTTTTCAGAATAACAGGGTGTGGGAACTTCTCAATAGAGAGTTCAATTTAGATGTTAAGATACCATTCTTAACAGGTAAATGGACAAAGAATGCAATCGTCCATAACACTATTACCACTGCTGGGTTATCAGAGACAGCCAAGTTACTTGGAGGTGTTACTGCTGATCCTATCAGTCATATGGGACTAGGAATAGGAACTCCGACTACAACAGCACTTGGTAGTGAAATAACTACTGGTGGTGGAGAGAGAGCCGCCGTAACTCCTTCTAGTCAAACTACAACAGTAACAGGAGACACGATAAGAAGCACAAACACTTATTCGTTTACTGATACTTTCGCAGTTACAGAGGAAGGATTGTTTAATGCAGTTTCTTCTGGAGATATGATTGCAAGTAGAAGTTTTAGTGCTATTAATGTAGCAAATGGAGATAGTTTACAAATAACACATGATATAGTGTTTAGTGCATCATAGTCTCTATTAAATTAATTTATTAATAGAAGATTATGAGTAAAAAGAACTTCTCAATTTCAACAGTAGCTACAGCACCAAGTCCTACTACAAGTGGGACAAGTCTTATTGTGGCAACAGGAGATGGTTCTAAGTTTGCCATAAATGAACCAGCTATAATATTTCCTACTGGAGATCAACCAACTACAGATAATGCAGAGATTGTCATGGTAACTAATGTTACTACTGATACTCTTACTATTACAAGAACACAGGAGAGTACTACGGCAAGGGATGTTCAGGTTGGAGATATTATATTACAAGGTATTACAGCTAAGGACTGGAATGATTTAGTAACTTTAGTAGCTGGTAAGATAACAGCCTTTGCAGATCCTAATGCAGACAGGATTGTATTCTGGGATGATAGTGCAGGAACTTTTTCTGCTTTAACAGCTTCAACAGGTTTAACACTTTCAGGTACAACACTTACTGTGAGAACGGCTACAACATCATTAACAGGTATTGTAGAGCTAGCTACAGATGCAGAGTTTACTACTGGTACGGATGCCACTAGATATGTAAATGCTAAGCAGGTTTCTAGTGTAGCACAGACATTAACCAATAAAACCATAGATGGAGACAACAACACATTACAGGATATAGCAACTAGCTCATTAAAAAGTAAAACAGGAACTGGTGGTAGTGTAGCAGTAACAACCCTTGGTTCTTTCCTGACGCAGAATCTGTTGTATTTTGATAGTACAGGAAACTTGGCAGAGTCACCAACTTATTATGGAGATATTGCAACGAAAGCTGGAACGGAAACATTGACAAACAAAACAATAGACGGGGATAACAACACTCTTCAAGACATACCATTTAGTGCAATTAGCAGTGCTAGTAAAACTGGAACAGGCTCTTATGTACCAACGACAGATGAAACATCCCCAACGGGTGAGGACTTGGTTAAATGGAATGCAGACGGAGAGCTAGAGAATAGTGGACTTAATAGTGCAAATGTATTGGAAGCAATAGACGAAGATAACATGGCATCTAATTTAGATACTAAAGTCCCAACACAACAGAGTGTAAAGGCTTATGTAGACTCAAGGGGTAGTAACAGTTTCCAAGTAGACCAATCAGGGGGAACATCAGACACTTACGGAGTATTAAGTGGTAGTGTAAATGGAACGAATACCACATTTACAGTATCTCTTGGTAGCTATGTTTCTGGAAGTTTACAGGTTTACCTAAACGGACAATTACAAACACAGGGTACAGTAGAGGATTGGGACGAAACAACTCCAGCAAGTGGTACATTTGACTTTAACACAGCCCCACAAACAGGGGATTTAATAACGGCAATATACCAATTCACAACAGGAGCAACTGGCAACGCTGATACATTGGATGGGAGTCATTTAACAGACATAATAGACACTATTTATCCAGTAGGTTCAATTTACATATCAACAGTATCAACAAATCCCAACACTTTGTTTGGAGTTGGAACTTGG